CCAACTCCTAGTGCCACAGCAATTAAGCCTGGTACAGGAGTTCAAGCTAAAGCCCCAGTTAAGCAGGCTAAGCCTTTACTTAGCGTAGAGCCTACTAACTTGCCAGCAAGAAACTATGGTGCGTTTGACAACTCGACCTACCAAGCTAATGCCAAGGCTGGCAAAGACTCTGTTATGCCGACAGTCAGTGACAAGTATCGCAATGATGACGTTAGTTATAATCAAGCTTACTGGGCGGCAAAAAGAGCAGGGGGCGCATCTCAAGCAGATATGAAAACCCAGCAAGATTCTATAGGAATTAAAAAAGCCTACTCAGGCGACAAGGTTATTACTGAAGACATGAAGCGTAAAGCATCAGATGACCTTAGCCGAATTACTGGATCTATGGCTGTACTTGATGAGTCTGGTGACCCTGAAATGACAGCAGCAAAGAAAGCAGATTTAACTAAGGCAGGCATTCTGGTTGGTGGCGTAACCAAAACCAAAGAACAAAGTGGCCTGTTCGGTGAGAAGCTAGACACGACCTATAACTACAAGGGTGGGCCATCGATTGTCACTAGGGCAACTGACCCTACTATCAAGGGTGTTCGCTTAGGTGATAAGACCTCCACTACATTTGTTAACGGAGTAGAGGTAGCAACAAAGACAGGTAGTGATCCGCTAGGCAGAGATGCAAAGGTAACTAGGCCAAAAGGTGTAGCCAAAGGCATTAATGACCGAGTTGAAGCTGGCCCAGACTCAATCAAAGAAATATCAGACATTGATAATCAGATCAAGACCGAGACTGACCCTGGAAAGCTCAAAGCATTGTACAAGCGCAGGCTAATGCTTATGCGTATGAATCAAACAAATACTAGATTTGCTGGTTTACTTGGCGATGCCGACACGAAACGCACTAATTTAATGAGTATCGGATAATGTATGAAAATTCGCCTGGCAAGCAGATAGAGCCAACTGTGTCACCCATTGCGCTATTAAAGCGTTACGACCGATTAAAAGGTGATCGCACTAACTGGGATACGATGTGGGAGGAGCTTGCCACTTACCTCATGCCTGGTAAGACTAACTTTATCACGACCACTACTAGAGGCACTAAACGTGCTTCTGAGGTCTATGATTCCACTGGCATCCATGCGTTACAGATCCTCTCAGCCTCTCTGCATGGGTCGCTTACAAGCCCATCAACGAAGTGGTTTGGACTACGCTTCCGTGAAGATGAGTTAAATGAGAACAAGGAAGCCAAAGATTGGCTAGAAAAGTGTTCTAAAGGTATTTTCCAAGAGTTTGGCAAGTCTAACTTTTCGACAGAAGTGGCCGAGTGCTACCAAGACTTGGTTGGCTTTGGTACGTCTGCCTTACAGTTTGATGTAAAAACTAAGGATGCCGAATTTGATGGCTTTAACTTTAGAGCGTGTCATTTAGCTGAAGTCGTTATTGCTGAGAGTGAAGAAGGCCGCATTGATACAGTATTCCGAAAGCTTAAGCTGACCGCACGACAGGCGCATCAGAAGTTTGGCGATGCCTGTGGCGAGAAGTCCATGAAAGCCTTAGAGACTGACCCTGATAAAGTGTTTGAATATGTACAGGCTGTATTTCCCCGTGAGTTAAAGGGTGAGCCAGCGATGGTTGCACCACCTAATATGCGTCCGTGGGCCTGCTATTTTATTAGCGTTGCTGACAAAAAGATTTGTAAAGAAAGCGGCTATTATGAGTTGCCATTTATGGTTCCTCGCTGGGCTAAGACCACAGGCGACATATACGGATTTGGACCTGGTTGTGTAGCACGGGCTGATATTAAGACCCTTAATTCTGCCAGACAACTTGCGATGAAGGCCTGGGAGAAGTCAATTGACCCCCCACTAAAAGCCATGCAAAACGGCATCTTAGGTAAGATCGATATGCGTCCAAGCACAGTGACCTATGTTCGGGATATGAATAACCTGGAGCCTATCGTTAACGCCACTAACTGGAATGCTGATCAACTCATGCTTGGTGACGTTCGCGGTTCAGTAAGGCGAATTTTCTTTAGTGACCAACTAGAGCTAAACGAGGGTCCACAAATGACAGCAACCGAGGTGCAAGTTCGTTATGAACTAATGCAGCGGTTACTTGGGCCTACGCTTGGCCGTCTTCAGTCTGAGTTCTTAAACCCTATTGTTGAACGCGCTTTTTACTCTATGTTGCGAGGTAATGCCTTGCCAGAAATGCCAGATGTGCTGCAACAGCAAGGATCTGATCTTGACATTGAATACGTTGGGCCTTTGGCTCGTTCTCAAAAAATGGAAGAGGTCACCAGCATTCAACGCGCAGTAGACGGCATTATGCAATTAGCCCAAGTTAATCCAGAAGTGTTGGATATTGTTGATGTTGACAAGGCTGCTAGGACTATTTCAGATCGGTTGGGTGCGCCTGCAGACATGTTGTTAGGCAATGAGCAAGTGGCTGAGCTTAGACAATCACGACAGCAGCAGCAACAAGCACAAGCAGAAATGGAGCAGGGTCAGCAAGAGATTGCAGGCGCACAGCAAATGGCAGATTTGGAGCAGACTGTAAATGGACCAGTTTAGTAAAGATATTAGAGAATTATTTAGCAGCAAAACAGGTGAGAGGATACTTGCCAATATGAAAGTGGCCTATGGTGATCGAATTTCGTTCAGCAAAGACCCCTGCGAAACTGCCTTTAAAGAAGGGCAGCGAAGCATATATTTAGAAATTAAAAACGTAGTGGAGAAAGACAATGAGTGAAGAAGTAGTAACAGAATCATGGCATTCGGGCCTATCAGATGAGTACCGAGGCAATGAGTCACTATCACAGATCCCTGACCTTAATACTTTGGCGAAGTCTTACCTTGACGCGCAGCAATATGCTGGCGGCTCTATTCGCATACCAGGTGAGGACGCAAGCACAGACGATTGGACAGCCTTTAATGCCAAGCTAACCGATAAGGTTCCTAGCTTATTAAACCTGCCTAGCGATGAAGCTGAGGCCCGTAATGCGATGTATGCGCGTCTAGGCCGTCCTGACACTAAAGATGGCTATCAAGTTGATGGTGCTGACCCTGACTTTTTAGAGTGGGCGCATGACAACGGCCTATCGACCGCCCAGGTTAAAGCTTGGCATGAGAATACTCAAAGTCAATCTAGTCAAGATGAGCAGGATACTGACGCAGAAATGCAAGAGGCTAATGACTTACTCAAAAAAGAGTGGGGTCACGCCTACGATGCGAAGTTAGCTGCGGCTAAGAATGCAGTCCTGGCTTACGCTGATACAGAAACACAGCAGTTTCTTCTTGATTCTGGCCTAGCTAATAACCCTGGCATGATTCGTTTGATGGCTGGGATAGGGGCAACACTCACCGAAGAGCAATCAGCAGGCATTGAGTCAAGCACACGCTTTACCCTGTCACCAACTGAGGCAATGGATCGGATTAGTGAGGTCAGGCGCAACATGGAACACCCGTACAACATTAACAATCACCCACAGCATGGGGCTGAAGTAGAGAAGATGGAAAGGCTCTACACACAGGCCTATCCAGAAGAGGTTTAATTTCCTAATAACCGAGCAGTATTGACCGAACATCTAATCAACAGGGTAGCTAAACCTTAGTCCTGTGGGTTAGATGAGCCGTTTCTCATATCTCGTTGAAGCAAGCGTTATTGCCAGTGAAGAGTCCGATAGTCGGGTAGCTCGAAGCGCCAATTTCAATTGCCAATTCGGAGATACCCTCATGGCTAATACAATCAGTAAAGCGTTTGTCCAACAGTTCCAGGACAACCTAATCCACCTAGCATCACAAAAAGGCTCACGCCTACGTTCATCAGTAACCGAGCAGTCAGTAACAGGCGAGAAGTTTAACTTTGAACGTCTTGGTAATGTCGCTGCTGTCGTCAAGTCTAGCCGTCACACTAATACGCCAGTGTTGGAAGTTCCACACTCTCGTAGGACTGCGACCATGACTGACTATCACTGGGCCGATCTCATCGATGATGAAGACAAGGTTCGTATGTTAGTTACTCCTGAGTCTCACTATGCCAAGTCTGGCGCTAACTCAATGGCTCGTGCATTCGATGATTTAATCATTGCTGCTGCCACTGGTAACGCTGTCGATGGTGATGGATCTAACGTGGCATTGCCTAATGGTCAAAAGATCGCGCATGGTTCTGCTGGTTTAACCCTTGCTAAATTGATCTCTGCTAAAGAGATTCTTGATGGCAACGAAGTAGACGAAGAAGAGCGTTTCTTTGTGTTGGGTTCTCAGCAGGTTTCTAACTTGCTGAACACCACAGAAGTAAAGTCTGCGGATTACAACTCTATCAAAGCTTTAGTTCAAGGCGACATTGATACCTTCATGGGTTTCAAGTTCTTGCGCTCAGAGCGTTTAAACCTTAACTCAACCCAGCGTAAGTGCTTTGCATTTACTAAAGGCGCGATGGGCTTAGGCATTGGTAAAGATGTATCGACTAAGATCGATTTACGTCCTGACAAGTCTTACGCTCACCAGGTGTATCTATCATTCGTAGCTGGAGCAACACGCATCCAAGACGAGTGCGTTGTAGAAGTTCTTTGCACCGAGTCCTAAGCTCAGTGTAAGCAACCAAGGGGCTGAAATACGCCCCTTTTTTTTAAGTTGAGGATGAGATATGGCTAGCGAAGTTTCAATATGTAACCGAGCATTAGCTCTTTTAGGGGCCAATACCATCACCTCACTTTCAGATGGTTCAACCGAGGCTAACGTGTGTAATGCGGTTTACGCTGACGCGCGTGACGCTGTTTTACGGGGATACCCTTGGTCATGCGCTATTCAACGTGCAACCTTAGCCCAACTATCAGCAGACCCAGTGTGGGGCTTTGACAAAGCTTACAGCTTGCCTAACGATCCACATTGCCTAGCAGTATTGGAATTAAAAGAAACGACTACATACCGCATTGAGGGCAGAACCCTGGTATGCAATACAGACACCGCGACCATTAAATATGTCGCACGAATTACAGACCCTGCTCAATTTGATCCAGCTTTAGTCTTTGCCCTAGCAAGTCGGATAGCAGCAGAGGTTGCCTATGCTTTAACCCAAAATCGCGCACTGTCAAACGACATGTGGTCAATGTCGGCAACAGCCTTAATTGATGCTTCAGTGGCCGATGGGGCAGAGGTAGGCTCAGAAAACATTAACTCAGTAATATTTGAGGTGGCTAGAGCATGAGACTAACGCCAATTGTTAACTCATTCGCCTCTGGTGAGCTATCCCCCAGGTTAATGGGTCGGACTGACTCACCTAAGTATGCCTCTGGTTGTGAGACTATGGAAAACTTCATGGCGCTACCACATGGCGGTGCGATGCGTAGGGGTGGTACTCGCTTTATTAACGAGGTTAAAAACTCAGCGCATACAACCCGATTAATCCCTTTTGAGTTCAGCGTTGACCAGACTTACGTTTTAGAGTTTGGCAATAACTACATTCGTTTTTATACCAATGGCGGTCAAGTTCAAGCCAGTGGATCAACGTATGAGATCAGCACCACTTACACGCACTCTCAGGTTAATGAATTACAGTTTGCTCAGAATGCAGACGTTATGTGGATCGTTCACCCTAGTCACAAACCCAGAAAATTAACGAGGTTAGCCCATGCTACCTGGACACTTGCCGATGAAGTATTTAAAAAAGGCCCATTCTTACCTGTTAACCAGAATGAAGCCCTTACTCTCACTTTTGCTTCCACAAGTGCTGCGACTCAAAATCTCACTGCCAGTGCTTCTTTGTTTGACGCTAGCCACGTTGGTACTGATTGGCTGGTAGACACTAACCCTGGTAACGCGGCTGGTGAAGTCGTATGGGTCAGAGTCAATAGCGTTGCATCAGCGACAGTGGCTAATGTCACAGTCAAAGATTTAACTTATATGCCCACCGACACCAATGCTACAAACCTATGGCAAGAGGGCGCATTCTCTACGCACAGAGGCTTTCCATCAGCAGTAGTGTTCTATGAGCAAAGACTTTGGTATGGAGGCACAACTCACAAGCCACAGACCCTTTGGGGCAGCAAGACAGGCATCTATGAAGACTTTGACTTAGGCGCTAAAGCCAATGACAGTTTGAGCTATGCCATTGCCAGTGACCGAGTTAATAACATTAAGTGGCTAGCGGCCCAGCGTGTACTGATTGTCGGTACATCAGGCGGTGAGTTTCGTATTACTGGCGGCAATGAATCTGCAATCACCCCAACTAATGTCGATGTGCGTAGACAGACTAGTTATGGATCTAAGCTTGGGCATCCAGCCTATGTTGGGTCGGATGTATTCTTTATTCAACGAAGCGGTACTCAAGTGCGTAACGTGGCGTACAAGTGGGAGTCTGACTCATTCCAATCGGATGATCTAACCTTCTTAGCCGAACACATCACTACAGGTGGACTTACCTCACTATCTTACAGCCATGTTCCTGATTCAATTCTATTAGGGTTACGCGCTGATGGCGCATTAATAATGCTGACTTATGAGCCAACTCAAGAAGTCATTGGATGGCACAGGCACATTACGGATGGTGAGTATAAAAGCCTAGCAGTGATCTCAGAAGATGGGCCAGACCAGTTCTGGTTTGTGGTTAAGCGCACGATTGGTGGGGCCACTAAGCAATACATTGAGCTGTACACACCAGACATTTACCTAGACTCAATGATTTCCTACGCAGGTAGCGCCACAGCCTCTGTAAGCGGCCTAGCACACCTAGAGGGCAAAACTGTGCAGATCACAGCAGATGGCGCGGTACACCCTGATTTAGTGGTAGCAAGCGGTGCTATTACCTTGAATTACACAGCAACAGATATAAAGGTTGGTCTAAAATATGTGTCTAAGCTAACGCCTACTCGACCTGGCAGTAACGCAGGGTCTGGAACTACCCTTGGCAAGATTAAGCGGTGGAATGAAATATTTGTACGCCTAGAAAAGTCAGCGATACCTACCATTAATGGTCAGCGCCCATCTGTGCGATCACCAAGCACTAATTTTGGCAATGAAGAGCCTTTAGTATCAGAAGACATTAACGTAAAAAACTTAGGCTATGACCGAGATGGCCGTATTAACATTGAACAAGACTTGCCCTTAGCCTGTCACATCGTTTCACTATTTGGCACATTAAGTGTGGGAGATTAACTATGAGTTTTATGACAGTCCTGTCGATTCTAGGCGCGGTCAAGCAGTACAGTGATGCCGATAATGCTGCTTCTAAAATGCGTGAGGCTGGCGAAAAGAATGCCCAACTTGCTGAGCTGGAAACCCAAGAGCGGATCAGACGATCGCGCTATCAATATGATCAAGAGCAAGGCCAGCGAGTTGTGGCATACGCTAAGTCAGGTGTTCAACTATCCAGTGGCTCAAGCCTAGCGGTAATGGCAGAGGCGGCTAATGTTGCAGAGCGAGAAATAAGCTTTACAGCAGAGCAGGGTAAGCGTACTGCAGCAGCCAGACGAGCAGGGGCTTCTGCTCAAGCAGATTCAATGCGTAGTCAAGGCCAAAGTTTATTGATTAGTGATGTTGGAAAAATTGGCAATGATAACAATTGGTGGGGGATCGGTTCGTGAAAATACCAGGCATTAATCAAACAGGCGTACCAGGTGCGGAGCAATTAAGCCTTGGTGCAATATCATCTGCTGCTCAAGCAAAGATGCGTACCAGCCAAGCGTTAAGTAAAGTGGTTGATGACTACCAGACTAAGGTTGTGAAAGCTGAGACTGATGAAGAGTACAGTCGTTTATCTAACGGATTCTCACGCGACACAAGCGCAGCAAAAGATGAGATCTATAACCAAGACAGGGTAGATGAGAATGGAGCGCCTACTCATGGCACCATGCTAGAACAATACCAAGCGGCTCACGACAAGATTGCCAAAGATTATAATGGTCGAGTTAAATTTAACCCTAACAAGGGCGCATTTACCCGATACGCAGACTCAACTTTAACTAATAATACCAACGCAGTTAGGGGTGA